CCACAGTTGTTTTCCCGCCCGCATTTCAGCATCCACGGCGCGTCGGCGTTGATGTACGCCTCGCGCTTACCGCACTCCGGGCAGCGCACCCGTTGCAGGTAGGGGCCGCGCTCAATCGCTTCAAAATCGCTGATTAAGCGCGCAACAATGTCCTGGCGCAGCGATGGATTCACGCTCGCCTCCTTATTCAACAAATGGATGGGGCTGGGCTTGGGCTTAGATCACGGCGCCAGCGGGGCCGTGGGTGCCCCCTTTCGGCCGGGCATAACACACCGGCCGAAAGGGGCGTGGTGGCCGCGGGGGCCTTGGGTGATGGGCAGCTCTCTGCATCGTCTTAACCCTCATAGTGTTCGTCGTTGGCGGCTGGGCGGGTGATGTCCAATTGCATCTGCTGGATCAGGCGAGGCGCGAACGGAAGATCCACCCGGGCGTTGGGGATATCGCTCGGGGTTAGGGTGTGCAGCACCTGAAATCCCGCCTTGCCTCGAAAGCCGCACTCCACGTTGCGGCACTCCACTACCCCTTCGCGGTACACCGGCGTTAGCCCCTGGCTGTTGCGAACCCGCATGTTGTGGCCGCAGTGGGGGCAGGGCATACGGTGCTTGGAAGCGGTCGACATCAATGGTTTCTCCCTACCGGATAAAGGGCGCGGCCGCGGCCGGTGAGCCCTTGGGTGCCTTTGCGTAGCCGCCGCCGCAGTAGCCATTCGGCGGCGTCGTCCAGGCTGGTTAAATCCTGCTGTTCACACACCTGCTGCAGCGCGGCCTCTAGCTGGTCGTTCAGCGGAAGGCGTTCGCCGCGTGCCGGTTGGTCAGCCATACCTCAATGCTCCTTGAGGGCCTCAAAAAGCCCTGCCTTTACGACGCCTGCTGGGGCACAGTGCTAAGTGAGAGATCCGCAACGCCCAGCGTCTCTAGGGCTTCTTTCAGCACCAGTTGGCGCAGCAGCGATGCCCGATCGATGCCGGTGTAATCCACCAGCGCATCGATCAGTCGGGCCTCGTACTGATCCAAATTGAGAGCGGCGTAGCGGGTGCGCACACGTTTGGGGTCCTGGTACATGGCAAACATCCTTATGCAGGCAGGGTCATTCGGCATTCAGCGTGTCTTGGTCGTACTCGGCGATACCGCGCAGCATCAACATTCGCGCCGTGGCCGAGAGCGAACGCATTTCCAGCTCGGCGATGCGCTCCAGGTCAGCGCGTTCGTCTTCGGTCATGCGCGTCAAAACTGTGCTGGTACAGCCTTTGGGGGCATAAATTGGCTTTGGGGCAATAGCGTTGGGCGAGGTCATGGGGTAGGCTTCCGTATCAGAGTGAATAACTTTGGCCGCAGCGGTTTAGCGCTCGTACAAACGCACCAGCTTGCGCTGCAGGAAGTGCTCATCCATGTGGGTGCGCAGTTCGCACAGGGCGTCTTCCACCTGCTCGAACGGCGCGTTTTGGGCCAGCATCGTGGCAGCGAGCTGGCTCACCGCCTGGGCGGTGGTGCGCTCTTCCAGCGCTTCGAGATCGGCCAGCGGGTTGGGCTTATCCGTGCCCTGGCGCAGCGCTGTTTGAATGGCGCGGCGGGTACGTGGCGAACAGCGTTCCAGATTCACTTCCACCCCGCGAAACAGCACGGTGGGGGAAGGCGGCAAGATGATCGTGGCAATGATGGTGACCATGGCAGTGGTTTCCTTTGTTGTGACTACAGGGAGTTAGCGTTTATGTCGGTGAGCATTGGTGACCTTCTTCGACGTACCCATGGCCTTTGGGAATACATTGACGAGGGCGGTGAAGGCGCGAAACGGCTTAGGGAGCTGGAACGAGAACTGATAGAGGTGCAACAACGAGAAACGGCGCTCTCTCAAGAGAATGCTGCGCTTAAGCAAACGATTGCTGATTACGAGCACTTTGATGTTGAGCGGAAGCACTACACGCGTAAGCAGAAACCGAGCGGGGCTTGGGTAATCCATGTTCGTCCCGGACAGGAATTCGAAGCGGACGTTGAGCAGGGCATGGAGTTTTGCGCAAACTGCTTCCAGAAGCGCAAGCTTTCCATACTCCAACCGAGTGAAAAACGGGGCTCTGCGGTTGTCTACATGGCGTGTCATGAATGCGGGGCTTACATCATGCAGGACAAGCCGCCCACAGGATTTGCAGAGTTCTGTTGAGCCGTTTAGCACAGCTTTTTCAGCAGGTGTGGCCATGGCAGTGGCTCCCTTTGCTATGTGTATCGAAGTGAAAGACATGAATAGAATGGTTCATATAAATGAACCTGTCAACGGAGATGGTTCATAAAAATGAACATCGGAGAGCGCCTTAAGGAAGAACGCGAACGAATTGGGTTAAGCCAAACGGCTTTGGCCCAGATCGGTGGTGTCGGAAAAACGACTCAGATTAAGTACGAAAAAGGCTCAAGCCGCCCTGATTCTGCTTACCTGTCGGCAGTGTCTGAAGAAGGCATCGATATCTTTTACGTTTTGAAAGGCCTGCGCTTTGGTACACCAGAAGCGCAACCACTTGGCATGCCCTTGAGCGATCAAGGCTTAATTGATGTGGATCAGTTGGTGAGAATCGCGAAGCGCCTAGACGCCATCACAAAAGAGGCGGGTAAGCGTATGCCAACGTCTCAGTTGGTTGAGATCGCAGCTGATATTTACAATTATTTTCAGCATGAAGAGGGCGTCGAGGATGATGAGAAACTGGCCCGGACACTGAAGTTAGTGATAAATCGTTAAAAAAAACCAAAAAAAGGATGGAAATATGGGGAATGATAGAATGGATCAAGGGCTGGAAAAAGCGATAGGTAAGTTTAAAGATGCACTTAAAGATCTTCCAAGTGATGGCGAAGAGCGAACAGTCAGTATCACTATCGGTGGGGATAACCATGGAAATATTACATTTGGGCATCATATAACTATTAATTCCGTACCTCAGGAAAATAGCCAGCCCCGCCCTTTGACAGAACAAGAAATGCGCTCTAAGGAGGGTTATGCGAAGCAGCAACGGTTCAATGCATTAGTACGCTCTTTTGTGAATATACCCAATGTTCTATTAGTGTTTTTTATTTTGATGATTGTTTTTGCCTTGCTTTCCGGTCATCTATGGAGGCTTGTTTCAGCAATTCCTTCTGATTGGGGAATGGTTGTTCCGCTTTCAGTTGCAGTTGTGATGTTTCCATTGGCGGGGTGGTCTTTCCGCATAAGAAAACTTGAAAAAGTCGTGATTCAGGAGGCTCAAAGTACTTTAGATACTATTCGATTAATTCGCCATCGGCAGCGAGTGAGTTAATAAATGGCTTGAAATTATAATGATAAAAGGTTGAGTTGATATATATGGCTGAAACAATCGATAGAGGTGCTTCAGACGCTACTAAGGGCTTTCGCTTACAGAAACTTCGGGCGATTAACCTGATGCTGGATTTATATAACCTTGGCCAAGCCACCACTTTTTACTCAGCCGTTGAATATACGGAAGATGTATATTTGGCATATGCCGATAGAGATTGCTCTGAAGAGTATTTTGAGGAAGATAAGAATTATGACGCAGAGACTGGCTTTTCACTAAATAGTCATGAGGTGAAAAACTCTTTAGTGAGTTTTTTTGATATATACTTATCCAAATGGGAAGCTAGTGAGACACTAAGTTTGGCGTTTCACTCCACTAACAAAATAGCGAAGGAAAGAAAAACGCAGGCTATTTCTGAGTCTGAAATCCAGCTTCCTGATCGACCAATACTAGAGCTTTTGATAGAGAGAAAATTCGATGAGCCGAATCTAATCTCTGCAATAAGATTTGTTCTCGAAAAAGAATATGAAAGTCAGTATGCTCACAAGACAAACAAAGGGAAGTTGGATGAGCTCAAGAAGATGCAAGAAGGAGAATTTTTAAATTTTTTGAGAAAAATTAGTTGGAGCTTTGGCAATGGTGATCAGCATGCAGAGCAGTTAGAGGTGATATCTAAGATTAGAGCTTCAAAAGCTTTTGATTATAGGTTGGAGGGCAAAGAAAGGGCCGTTCTTGCCTTGCTCAGTGATATGATGGATGAAAAGCAGGGTCTTCCAAATCTTAATGATAGATTTCTCTATAAGTCAGATATAGAACTGGTTTTTTTGCAAGCAGCAGGCGAGCCTAGCGATTTGTCACTTGATCCAGCTTGGGAGCGGTGGGATGAGTTAGAAAGTTCAGGAGACGAGAGGAATCTTCAAGAAAAAGTATTGGCTGTCTTCGCGGATTGTCCCCCAAAAGTGATTAAATCTCTTTCTTTTAAGGCAGCTACGGCTAAGCTTGAAGAAGGTAAGTTTGCCAAAAGCTACCGCTCTATGAAGTATAGGGTTTACGATGCTTCTCTAGACTATATGGTCAGAGAAGATATTCCCAGTGTCATAGATAAAAAGGCGCTTTTTCATCACTTAGATGCAATGCATGAAAAGTGTATGAATGATTTGGACTCACTGAAAAGCGAGTATTCGTACAAGGTTAGCAGTGACCCTGTAGTTGAGGGTGCAATACTGCAGCTTTTTGATGAATGTTTTTTGGCTTTCGATGAATAGGTGTGATTGTGCAAGATGAAGTGAGTTCCGAGAAGAAGCGTATAATGTTTATATCGGAAGAGGATTTTTATTATTTTTCTTATATGATTTTTGTTTTGTTGGACTGCCTGGGGAGTAAAGGTGAAAAATTTTTCAAAGATCATAGGAAAATTGCCTTCATCATACCAATGCTTTCGGATGAAACTGTGCTGGGTGTATTCGAAAGAGCTAAAGGAAATGGGGTTCAAAATATAGAGGATAAAAATTTGCTGAGAGATATCTATTTTGCTGGTGTATCTCAGCAAGGTGAACTCACAAAGTTGCTCATGGCTTTAGAAAAGCGCGGCTATTTGAAGTTGAGAAAGAATGCTGAGGGCGAAGTTCTGGATGTATCGCTTCAGGCAAGTGTTTTTTCCAAAAATAAGTTGGATAAAAAACGTTTTTATAAAGAGTATGCGAATTGCATTAAAATGAAGAAAATTTTTAAAAGAGTTTCTGTTCTTCGCTTAAATAGTTTGCTTAGTTCTATGTATGATGATACAGGGGTGGGAAGATGGGCCTTTTAAGGATAAATAAAGTTAAGTATGAGGGAGATAAATATTTTTTCACTTCCCCTAGGTTGAGTGACCGTATCTCAGTAATTGAGGGAGTGAATGGTACGGGTAAGACTACCTTCTTTGATTTTATATACCATGGGTTAGGGGGCAATGTAAAAAAATTCAAGCAAGGCGGTAGTGATCGTCATATGGAGGTGGTTAGCGATAAAAATAATTATGTAGAGTTGGATTTGAGAATAGGCGATGAAAGTTTTTTGGTAACTCGTTTTATTAGTAGTAATGATGTGACAATTCTGCCTTACGAGATAGGAGAGAAGGGTGAGTATATCTGTAAATATAAAGAGACTATTTCCCTTCCGGTTTATAGAGCTTCTGAAGAAAAGGTAATATATTCAGACTGGTTATTAAAGAAATTGGGTGTTGATGTTATTGAACTTTATCTTGGGTATAAGAAGTTTAAAGTAAATATAGTAGACCAGCTTAGGCTGGTGTACCATAATCAAGCCCTTGATCCAAATAAAATATATAAAGAGCCTGATAGCTCAGGCTTCGTTTCTGATTCTGAGCTTGTAAGAAAGGCCATATTTGAGCTTTGGATGGGAAAATCTTTTGCATCTTATTATCACGCAGTCAATGAGTGTAAAGTTGCAGAAAAGATTAAAAATGAGGCACAAAATAGGCTTCAGCAGTTCTCTGATGCTTTGCATCATATTTCTGGTGACGAAGAGGTTAGGAATCTTGCATACCTAAAAGAGCACAAGAGAGAGCAAGAACAACAGCTAGTAAGGTTACTGGCTGTGCGCCAAAGGCTCAAAGAGAAAAGAAACGACCCTAATATTCCTTTAGAGGATATGGAAGAGATTCAGGAGGAGTTTGCCAGGAATGAAGTTGAAATTAGTGAGTTGAAGTCAAATCTGTATTCAGTATATAAAGAAAAAGCTGCTTTAGTAGGTTTGAAAAAAGAAGTCGAACGTGATGCTGAGCGAATAGCTAAAATTATTTATACACATCAGCAATTGAATTTGTTCTCAGCTGATACCTGCCCCTTTTGTTTGGGCAAGGTAGATAGGGCCAAAGATAAATGTATATGCGGAAGCGATATTGATGAAGCTCAATATGAGAGATTTTTTTATTCTAGTGAAGAATATAGTAGGTTGCTTAAGTCGAAGTTAAAGACAGTTGAGACGGTTAATTATGCGATAGAAGAAATTAGTGATCGTGAAAATGAAATTCAGGAAAGTTTAGCAATTAAACGTAAGCTTTCTCAATCACATAAGAAGAAAATTGAGGAGAGTGCGGTAAGAGTTTTTGATGTTTCTGATGTCGATACGTTAAATGTTATAGATGACAAAATTCTTGCTCTTAAGTCTGATATATATGATTCGGATAGACAAATCGCAGAAGAAATAAAACTCGCTGAGTATCAGCGAGATTTTGATAAAAAGCGAGAAGATTTTGAAGAAAAGGGTAGGGCAGTCAAGAGTTTAGAGGCTCAGGCTGAAGAGCATATTGCTAGTGTAGTGAAGAAATTTAGTAGCAAGTATAATAGTTTTATGGTGAAGGCGCTAGCAGGATGCCGCAGTGCTCGAATCTCTTCTGAAGACTATATGCCTATAATTAATAATAGAGAATATAGGGAAGCTAGTTCTTCTGTTCCAAAAAGGTTGATGTATTTTCTTACGATGTTGCGTATGTCTTTGGAAGAGAAGGGGGTTCTGTTTCCAAAGTTGCTGCTTATAGATACTCCTGAAACAGGTGGTATTGATGCTGAAAATCTTAGACGTTCTATTGAACAGTTAGAAGAGTTGGATTCACTGGGAGATTTTCAGGTAATTCTTTCTACAGGATATAAGAAATACCCAGAAGCACTTAAGGGGAATGTCGCAGTATCTCTGGATAAAGAAAATAAGCTTTTGAAAAAGAAGGGTGACTTGTGTCAAGAGCATGCCCATGTTTAAAGGGGTAAAGAGACGATTGTTACATGGGTTTTGTATGAGATGAGAAAATTAACCGGGCTTCAGTGTCCTAACCATGGGGGGATTACCGTACCGCTTCGCCAGAAGATTGAGGCAATAAAAAACCCCGACCATGTGGAGTGGGCGGGGGTTTTGCTTTGAAGCTGAAAATTAGGACAGGCGAAAAACGGACTTCTGAGCGCGTTTCTGCGCTTCCTCAGCGCTCAGGCTGACTTTGACATTGCCTTGCCGTTTTGCGGCAAGATAGCGGTTACGTGCAGCCTCAATGGTGGCCGCCTTGCGCTGCTGCTGTGTGATGTGGTCATTCGCGTATAAATGCATAGCATGTTCCTCTCTGAGAGGTATAGGGCGTTAGACCGTTAGCTAGGAAATAAGCTCCATAGCGGCGGTAAAGCCTTCTGTAATAGTGGCACAGCTGAGTATTGTCATCAACGGCGCAGCCATAATAGCCCGAGCCATTCATATCTTGATCAAACAGGCTAATGGACTCCAGCAAGCCAGAGCCGAGCAGGTTCAACTCCATTAAGGAGTATGGAGCCAAACCTAACTGATACCGTGTGCGGTAACCATGGGCTGGGTTGTCATCCAGTAGGCTATCCAGCGTATCAAATTTGATTTCGTAGGCATCTTCTGGGATGAGAACGCCAAGCTCTTGGGTCACTTTCAGAGCGGTGTTGTCGTCCCAGGCTGGACGTGGAATGAATAACGCGCCGTAGTGAGTCCCCGCCAGTGAGAAATGCTGAACTTGTGCGCCTGGAAGGGTCGTATCATCAATAAATTCTCGATTACCAAAAATAATGCCCATGACACCTCCTGAAAACGCAGCGGGCATTATGCCATGGAAATGGCCTGCTTAACCCTTCACCTCACACCTAACCACCGTCCCCAACCCCCCATCATTCAGCGAGTGCGTGACCTCGCTCACCAGCCAGGCCGTGGCGTCGATCTGAGGCTTGAAGCCCGCTAGCGTGAGCGGGGTTTCGGGCAGCAGATCGGCGCGGCCTAGTGCCAGCGTTAGCTCAAACTCTGCCAGGCCGCGTTGGATGCGCTGCCATTCGGCGCGGGCGGCGGCCAGGGCGTCGTCTTCGGTGGCGTAGGTGGGGCGTAGCTGTTTGGCGTTCTCTTCCGTTCCTGCCAGTACGGTTTGGCGCTCTGCGCCCCGCGTGTCGTTCCAGTAGGCTTTTACGCCGCTGTAGGCGTCGCGGTCGGTCACGCTGTAGCGGTGCTGGTCGCCGTCGCGGCGGGTGAGCGTAACAGCGGGCATGGCGCGGCCGCTGGCCGTTAGCCCTTGGCCTGCCACGGTGAACAGCATACGCCCGGCTTTGATGGCGGCAATGGCATCGTACCGTTCGCCCAGGCGGGTGAGAAAATTCAGGTCGGATTCGTCGGTTTGGTCGATATGGCCAATGCGGATGCCGTTGAGCGCGGCGGCCACCACTGGCTCCAGGCGGTTGCGGCCGGCGATGGTGGTGACGATCTCGCCCAACGTGACATCGTGCCAGCCCTGGGTGCGCTTGCCGGGCAGTTGGCCGCGCATATCCGCCGAGCGGGCGCGAACGGTGAGCTGGTCCGGCGTGCCGGTGTGCTGCACTTCATCCACCGTAAAGCGGCCCTTATCCACCAGCCCTTCCTTCTGCCAGCCAAACGCCACCTGCAGCTCTGCCCCGCGTGGGGGAATGGCGAGCTGGCCGTCGTGGTCGGCCAGAGTGATATCCAGCTGGTCGGCTTCCAGCCCGCGCTGCTCGCGTAGCGAGAGGCTGATCAGGCGGCCATTGATGCGCGGGGTGATGTCGCTGCCATCCAGGGTGATGCGGTAGCTGGGCTTGGGGTAGGCGTTCATACGTAGCCCCCGGCCAAACGCGCCATGGCGGGCAGTACCAAGCGGCCGATCAGGTCGGTGCGCTCATCATCGACGTGCTCGAGTGTGAGATTGAACTCAATTTTTTCGGCGGCACCGTCGCGGAAAAAATGGGTGCTGGTTTCTTCCACGCGGGTGACCACCCATAAGCCGTACTGGCGGCCAGTGCCTTCGACCAGCGGCCAGGCGTTGCCCTGGTCGGCCATCTCGCGGATCTCATCCAGGCTAAAGCGGCCGCCGGTGAAGGTGGGCAGCAGGGTGCCGCTTAGGGTGATGGTGTCCGCCCCTGGGCCAGCAAACTGGTAAGCGGGCCGCTGCCCCACGCGGGATTGGCTGGGGTGCCGCCATTCGGTGATGCGCTTTAATTCCTGGTAGGGCACGCTACGGGTCTCAAATACGAACATGCCTAACGCCATTAACATGATCAGTTCTCCGGTTAGTCGAGGTCGCGCAGTGACGAACGCTGCCGCGCCTGGGCGTCGCGCTGGGCGTTGGTGAGGGCGCGCTGTACTTCCTGCGCCACGTACTGGGCGAGCTGCTGTTCGTTCATGCCGGGGGCAGGCGTGACGTTGATGTTGATATCGCCCATGGTGAAGCCGTTGGCTTGGGTACTGGTAGCGGTGAGCGGCGGCCGGTTATCGAACTGGATAGGCGCTTGCTGCTCGATGTGGGGCATCGCCACGGCGGGCAGGGTGGCCGCCCCGAGTGCCAGTCCAGCTCCGGCGCGGCTCACGCGGCGGGCGATCTCTTGAATGCGGCGGGCAGGTTCGTCCCGCTGGGCGTCTAGCCCTTGGTTTAGGCCGTCTACTGTGTAGCCGCCTAGCTGGGTGAACACGCGGGAAGGGCTGTTGATATCCAGCACGTCGGCAAACCAGCTGCGCACGTTGCCGGCAATGCCCATCACGCGGTCGCGTAGGTCGGCCAATTTGCCGGTTAGCCCGCTCATCAGGCCATCCACAATGGCGCTGCCCAGCGAGCGGAATTGCTCGGGGATCTCGACGCCCAGCGCGGAAAGTGCGGTGGTGATGCCCCGGTACAACATCCCCAACGGCGACCAGTTCATCAGCAGCTGCGCGACTGCCCCCAGCCCATCACCAAACGCAGTTTTTACCTGCTGCCACAGGCCTTGGAAGAAGCCTTTGATGGGTTCCCAGTAGCGGTAGATGAGGTACGCGGCGGCGGCAATGGCGGCCACCGCTGCGCCAATGGGGTTGGCGACGGCCAGCATACCCACGGCGCGAATCACCCCACCTAACCAGGTAAGCGCTTTGCCCACCATTAGCGCCTGCGGGCCGAGCATTGCCATGCCAAAGTGCACCATGGCGAAGGGGCCGAGAATGGAGGCGAGCATCAGCGTAAGCGCGCCGCCCGCTGCCACCAGCACCGCCACCAGGGCGGCGGCTTTGGCGAGGGTGCCTGCCAGCTTGGGGTTTTCATTGATCCAGCGGCCGATGCCGCGAGTGATAGCAGTGACGTTCTGAATCAGGCCGCGCAGCGCGCCGTTGTTGGTTTCGGTGATCGAGATACCCACTTCATCCCAGGCCGATTTGAGCGATTTGAGGTCGCCGCCGATGTTGTCGGCCATGGTTTTTGCCACACGGGCGTTTTCGCCGGCGGCGTTGGAGAGGATCTCGACAAACGCCTCGATGCCTTCGCTGCCTTGTTGGGCGATCAGTTCCGCCATGCCAGCGCCGGGTTCTTCGCCGAAGATGTCTTTTAGGTAGGCAGCGCGGTCGGCGTTGCCCATCGCTTCGGTGGCTCTCGCTACGTCGGTGAGAATGCGGGGGATGTCGCGCAGGTTGCCTTCGGCGTCTTTGGCGTTCACGCCGAGGTCGGCCAGTGCACCGGCGGCGGCCCCGGTGGGGGCGGCCAAGCGGGTGACCATGGCGCGCAGGGTGGTGCCTGCCTGGCTGCCTTGAATACCTACGTTGCCCAGCAGCCCGGCCATGGCGGCGGACTGTTCCAGCGACATATTCATCGCCCGCGCTTGCGGGGCGACGTACTTCATCGATTCGCCGAGCATCTCTAAATCGACGTTGGCCCGTGTGGTGGTGGCGGTAAGCACATCGCCCACGCGGCCCATCTCGGCGGGATCTAACCCAAAGCCGGAGAGGATGTTGGAGGAGATATCCGCCGTGCGGGCGAGATCCGTTTGGTTGGCCAGTGCCAGGTTGAGCATATCCGGCATGGCCGCTTGAATGGCGGCGGGGTCGAAACCTGCCATGGCCAGGTAGCCTTGGGCATCGGCGGATTGCCCGGCGCTAAACGCGGTGGTGGCCCCTAGCTCCCGGGCTTGCTGGCGAAGGGCTGAAAGGCGTTCGTCGTCTTCCTCCAGGCGGGTGAGCGCCTGCACCCGCGACATCGATTCCCCGTATTCAACACCAGGAGCCAGCAGCCGTGCCCCGGCGTACAGCGCGGCACCGCCGCTGGCCACCATGCCCGCGCCGGTACCGGCCATGCTGCTGCGCAGGCTCATGGCGCGGTCGTAGCGGCTGCGTGCTTGGGCGGCGTTGCGCTGCTGTTCGGCCAGCCGTTTGAGCCGCTGTCGCTGTTCTTCCACGGCAGTATTGGCCTGCTGTATCTCGCTGGAAAGCCGCCGTTGATCTCGGGAGAGGTGGGCGGTGCTGACGCCGTTTTCGTTTAGGGTGCTGCGCAGCCGTTGGAGCTGCTGGCGTTCTTCATCCACCCGCTGGCTGAGCCTGCGCGCTTGGGTAATGGCCTTTTGACGTTCGGCGCGCAGGGCGGCGGTGTCGCCCTGGTGGGTGTGCATTTGCTGCGAGAGGCGGCGGATGCGCTCTTGCTGCTCCCGCAGGGCGGTGGCGGTTTCCGTGGATTGCCGGGTGAGGGTGCGAAAGGAGCTGACGTTCTTCTGCGTGGCCTGCAGCTGCTTTAAGCGGTCGCGGTTTTCACGCATGGCCTGGGACGCGGCCTGGCTGGCACGGTCGATGGCCCGCAGCGGGCGGGTGGCCCTATCCACGGCGTTTAAAATGACCTGCAGCTTGAGGTTGTTACCGGCCACGCTGGCTCCTGGTGTCTGTGGTGGTGCTACGTTTGCGCGCTCGTTCTCGCCAGGCCATGAGTTCGCGCAGGGTGAAGGCGGCGCAGTCTTGCGGGGTCCAGTGGAAGACGATGGCGAGATCCGCCATCGCGTCTTCTACCTGGTTGGGGAGGTTTATTCGCTCTCGCCCTTGGCCCGCTTCGTCAGCAAAAAACCGGCGATTTCACCGCCGCACTGGACGAGATCCGCCGGGTCCATTTGGCGCACCTCAGTGGCGGTGAGCGAGGGGTTGGAGAGGCGCGGGATCAGGGTGATCAGCGCGTCGGTTTGCATCTGCAGCACATCGGCCAGGGAGACGCCGCGCAGTTCGCCAGAGGTGGGCTTGCGCAGGCGCAGTTCGGTGATTTCGGTCTCGCCCCGGGTGAGCGGGGTATCCAGGGTGATGGTGGCAGCGATGGCTTGGGTAACGGCAGCTTTGGTCATGAGAGTGTTCCTGGTGTTGGGTTAAGGGGAAAAGGGGCTTAGATGCCTGTTTTAAATACCCAGGCGCTGGCGGCGGCCTGCGAGGCGGTCGACGCCGTTGACCTTGAACACGCCGTTCACCAGGTCGATCTCGATTTTCTCGGTGCCGTCGATGGTGAGCTTGTAGTAGCTGAGCGTGCTGGTGACCTGGTGCTCGGTGTTCTCGCCGGTTTGGGCATCGCCCATGTCGATCTCGGTGTGGCGGCCGCGCATGACCACCTCGACCGAGGAGGCGTCCTCGATATCGTCGCGCTCGTAGCTGCCGGTCATGCGCAGCATGTCGGCATCGATGCGGGCGGTGCCGAAGTTGTCGAACAGGCTTTCCACTAGCCCGCCTACCGTCCATTGCACGGTGAGCAGGCCGTCTTGGCCCATATCGATACCCACCGCGCCATCCATGCCGCCACCGCGCCACTCTTCGATCTTGCGGGTGAGGGTGGGCAAGGTGATCGACTGAACGATGCCCTGCCAGCTTTCGCCGTTGCTGAACAGGTTGAGGTCTTTAAGCTTTTTGGGGAGTGCCATGGGGGTCTCTCGCTAATCCAATCAGGCGGTGGCCGCGACGCGCTCGGCGAAGTCGGCCAGGTAGGAGTCGGTGATGCGCTGCTGGAAACCGAGGTCTTCCAGCGGCGGTACCGGCGTGTAGTCGTAGTCGATGCGCAGCTTACCGCCCTTGAGGGAGGTTTGGGTGTTGAGTTCTTCGTTTAGCCAGGCGCTGCCATCAACAATCAGCCCCAGGGTTTTCAGCTCGCGGAATTTGGCGTTCAGGCCTTCGATGATGTCTCGCGCTAATGAAGCGTGCAGGGGGAGATCCACCGCCCACAGGTGCGCTTCGGCCACGGTATCGGCGAGGATCTGGGCGGTGCGGGTGTAGTTCTCGAAGGGGAACAGGCTTTCTGGCCCGGCGCAGGTGCGCGAGCCCCAGAAGCGGTAGCCGTTCTGGTTCACCAGGGTGGTGACATCGGCGGCGTTGAGCAGCCCGGCATCGGTGTTGGGGCTTTGCAGATCCCAGAACACGTCTTTGCTGATGCCGGTGACGCCGTTCACCGCCACGTTACTCAGGGTTTTGT